GTGCGCTGATGGACGTGCCGCGCCTGCAAATCTGGCCGGCGGATCCCGACAAGGGCTTACAAGCCGTCATGGAAGAGAACGAGGACTACCGCCGGCGCATCCAGTTGGCGCCGCAGGGCTTGTCCGTTGCCGGCCCCGAAGGCGCTTATATTTTCCACGCCTTAAGCAGCGACGGCCGCGTGCGCAATGCGACGGCGACCAGTCCGGCCCCTGGGCATGTCGTCGTCACGATCCTGTCGCATGAGGGAGACGGCACGCCCTCCCAGGAGCTGCTGGACATCGTCGCCGCCCACCTGGCACAAGACGGCATTCGTCCGCTAACCGACTATGTTCTGGTGAGAGCGGCGCAAATCGAGCACTACCAGGTGCGCGCCATCCTTTTCAGTTTTTCCGGACCGGATTCGACCGTAGTGGTGACGGAAGCGCGTAAGCGCATGCAGCAATACGCCAGGGACGCGCACCAGCTGGGCCGTGTGCCGACCCATTCCGGCATCGAAGCGGCATTGCATGTGCCAGGTGTGGAACGCGTCGCACTGGCAACGCCAACCGATGACCCTGACATCTCGAAGCTGCGGGCGTACTACTGCGACGACATCGCCATTACCTATGGTGGCGTGCATGAGTAAACCTGTTCGCTCTTTGCTGCCGCCGAATACCACGCCCCAGGAGCGGGCGCTGGAAGCGACCTTGTCCCGGATCTCGGACGTGACCGTGCCGCTGCGCGCACTCTATCGGCCAGGCGAGATACCGCTCGACCAGCTGCCCTGGCTGGCCTGGCAATTGTCGGTCGAGAGCTGGAAACCCTACTGGACCGAAGAGGTGCGACGCGCCCGCGTGCGCAATGCCATGAAGATCCATCGCCAGAAGGGAACCGCCAAGGCGGTCAAGGATGTAGTCGCGGCTTTCGGTGGTGCCATCTTGCTGCGTGAGTGGTGGCAAAAGACACCCATGGGGGAGCCACATACGTTTGACCTGGTAATGACCCTGACCGGCGCCGGCGGCCAGTCGGCCACCGCTGAGTTTGTCGACGATGTGATTGCGGAGGTCACCAGGACCAAGCCTGTGCGTAGCCACTTTACGTTTACCCAGGGGATCGAGACGCAAGCGGCCATTGCTGTCGTGACTGCCGTGCGCCCTGTGGTCTATGCCCGCCTCAATTTGACAGAACCATTATCTAGCTGACCTATGCCTGGACTCCAAATCATTACTACCAAGGCAGGCCGCGCCGCCCTGGTCAACGCGGAACACAACGGCACGGCGCCGCTCACCATTGCCGAGATCGGCATTACCTCAGCGGTCTTTACCGCTGATGCCGATATGACTACCTTGCCTGGTGAGATCAAACGCATTCGCACCATCTCCGGCGAGGTGGTGGCTCCCGACACCATGCACGTCACCATCCGCGACGATGGCAGCGACACCTACACGGTGCGCGGCATTGGTTATTGGCTGAGCAACGGCGTGCTGCTGGGCGTCTATAGCCAGCCAGATCCGATCCTGCAAAAGTCCACACAGTCGATGATGCTGCTGGCGGCAGACACCGTATTTACAACGATTTCCGCCACTTCGTTGACATTCGGCGATGCCAATTTTACGAACCCGCCGGCGAGTACGGAACGCCAAGGCGTGATCGAGCTGGCAACAGTCGCCGAAACGCAAGCCGGCGCAGATGCTGTGCGCGCCATTACACCAGCGACCTTGTCGGTGCGCATCGCCACCGAAGCCCGTACCGGCCTAGTCTCCATCGCCAGCCAGGCCGAGACGGACACCGGCATGGACGACCAGCACGCGATCACACCGAAGAAGCTGGCGCAGCGCTTGACCCGGTTCGCCCCGCTCGATAGTGCTGCCTTCATCGGCACGCCGACGGCGCCCACTCCAACCAATGGCGACAACTCGCTCAAGCTTGCTAATACGGCCTTTGTACAGAAGGCCATCGCTCAAGCAGTGATCGGACAAATCGTGTTTGAGGCGCGCACCAGCGCCCGCGCCGGCTACCTGAAACTCAACGGCGCGCTGGTCAATCGCGCCGATTATCCCGACCTCTGGGTCTACGCCCAGGCAAGTGGCACCCTGATTGCCGAAGCGACTTGGGCAAACGGTAACTGGGGTTGCTTCTCCACCGGCGATGGCACCAGCACTTTCCGCATTCCCGAATTGCGCGGGGAAATGCTGCGTTGCTGGGACGATGGGCGTGGCGTCGATGCCGCACGCGGTATCGGCACTTGGCAAGACAGCCAGAACCGGCTCCATGGCCATACCGCCAGCGCAGCGGCGGTCGGCGATCACATCCACAGCGGATGGACCGATGCCCAGGGCTGGCACGGCCACCATGGCGGCACGTCCTGGGCGGGTGATCACTCGCACACCGTCAGCAGTTCCCCAGGTCAGGGCCAGGGCGCGACCGGCGGTAACAGCGTGCAGCAAAGCGGTGGCGCGATGGGGACTAATGTCGCCGGCGGCCATTCTCACGCGTTCGACACCGAAGGCGCCGGCAATCACGCGCACAACATCGGTATTGGCGGCGCCGGCAATCACACCCATGCCATCACGGTCAACCTCGACGGCGGCAACGAAGCACGCCCGCGCAACCTCGCCATGCTGGCGATGATTCGCGCCTATTCAGTTTAAGGAACAAAGACATGCTGATTCATCAATACGACAACCACAACGGCCAATATCACAGCAGCCGCCTGGCCGATGCCGATCCACGCCACCCCGACCGCTGGTTGATGCCGGCATTCAGCACCGCCGAGACGATGCCGGAGCGCACCGCGTTGACCTGGCCGTTTTACGTCGACGGCGCCTGGACTCTGCTGCCGGACTATCGTGGTCGCATCCTGTACCGCCAGGACACCGGCGAGGCGGCCGAGATCCTGGTCGCCGGCCAGACGCCTGCCGATCACGGCTTAACGGAGACGCCGCGTCCCTCGGATGACCACACCTGGCAAGGGAATAGCTGGCAGATCGATCCCGCCGTGGTCAACCATAAGCAACGGGCGGCAGCGATGGCTGAATTTGAGCGGCGCATGACATTGGCCCGGACGAAGAATGCCGGCAAGGCTGACGCTTATGCAGCCGGCTTGTTATCGCTTGAGGAAGCTTATAGCTTCCGCACCTGGTCAAGCTATCAGATCGCCCTAGTGCGCGCCATCGAGCAAACAGGATTTCCCGATACGGTGACCTGGCCGGCAGAGCCGGCGACGTTTGAAAACGCCAGCGCGGCGGCCATGACCGTGTTTGAGGCACGCATGGTCGTTGCACTAGGTCACACGGCCAGCAAAGCCGATGCCTATGCAGCCGGGGAATTGTCTGCCGAGGAAGCGCAAGTCTTTCGTGCCTGGTCTGAGTACCAGGACGCGCTCATGCGCGTGATTTCCAAAACAGGTTTCCCTGACGCCATCGCCTGGCCGGTCGCGCCCGATACCGCAGCTCTTTAATTACCCACCTAATCCAATCAACAGGAGGCCACATTGGCAACTGATTACCACCACGGCGTGCGCGTCATCGAAAAGAACGAGGGCACCCGCCCGATCCGTACCGTCAGCACCGCCGTCATCGGGCTGATCGCCACCGCCGAGGATGCCGACCCGGCGGTCTTCCCGCTCGACACACCGGTCCTGCTGACCAATGTCATCGCCGCCCAGGGCAAGGCCGGCGTCAAGGGGACGCTGCGCCGCGTCCTGGAAGCCATCGGCTTACAGACGAAACCGTTGACCATTGTGGTGCGCGTGGCCGAAGGCAAGGACGAAGCTGAAACCACGTCCAATGTGATCGGCACCACCACGGCTGCCGGCAAATATACGGGCATCAAAGCGCTGCTGGCGGCGCAGGCGCGGCTTGGGGTGAAACCGCGGATTCTGGGCGCACCTGGCCTGGACTCCAAGCCGGTCGCCAATGCACTGGCAAGCGTCGGCCAGCAGTTGCGCGCCTTCGCTTATGTGTCGGCGCATGGCTGCATGACCAAGGAAGAAGCGACTGCCTACCGCAAGGATTTTGGACAACGCGAGCTGATGGTGATCTGGCCGGATTTCGTGAACTTCGATACTGCCACCAATGCCGACGCCAGCATGGCGGCGACCGCCTACGCCCTGGGCTTGCGCGCCAAGCTCGATGAAGAGGTCGGCTGGCATAAAACGATCTCCAATATGGTGGTCAACGGCCCGACCGGCATCTCCTCGGACGTGTTCTGGGATCTGCAGGACCCGGCCACCGACGCCGGTTACCTGAACAGCAAGGAAGTCACTACGCTGATCAACAGCAACGGTTTTCGTTTCTGGGGCTCGCGCACCTGCGAGACCGGCGGCTATTTCTATTTCGAGAATTACACCCGCACCGCCCAGGTAGTGGCCGACACCATTGCCGAAGCGCATATGGCCTATGTCGACGTGCCCATGCATCCGGCCTTAGTGAAAGACCTGATCGAGAGCATCAATGCCAAGTTCCGCGACCTGATCCGGGGCGGCTACCTGCTGGGCGGCAGTGCCTGGTTCGATCCTGAATACAACAGCAAGGAAAGTTTGAAAGACGGCAAGCTGGCAATCGATTACGACTACACGCCTGTGCCCCCTCTGGAAAACTTGCTGTTCCAGCAGCGCATCACCGACCGCTACTTGGCCGAGTTCGCCGCCGCCGTCAACGCCTAACCATTTCACCTATAAAGAAAGCAGACCACACCATGGGCATGCCTAAGAAACTCAAGGATTTTATTCTGTTCGATAGTGGTAATTCCTATCGCGGCCAGGTGACGGAAATCACCCTCCCTAAACTTTCCCGCAAGATGGAGGAGTACCGCGCCGGCGGCATGAGCGGCCCGGTATCTGTCGACCTGGGCAATGAAGCCATTACGCTGGAATGGACTGCCGGCGGCCTCATCCTGGAAGCCCTGCTGCAGTATGGCGCTCGCAGCCATAACGCGACGCAATTGCGCTTTGCCGGCGCTTACGAGAACGACGATGACGGCACCGTGTCGGCGGTAGAAGTGGTGGTGCGTGGTCGCCACAAGGAAATCGACATGGGCAACGCCAAGAGCGCCGAAGATACCAGCCAGAAATACACGACCGCTTGCAGCTACTACAAGCTGACTATCGACAACCGGCCCATCTTTGAATTCGATTTTATTAATGCTATCGAGAAGATCGGCGGCGAGGATCGCAACGCGTCTGTCCGTAACGCTATCGGCCTGTAAGCCAGGTCAAGAACAACACCAACCCCTTTCTTTTTTTACTTGTAAAACCCTTTTTGAAAGCTTTTATGAAAAATTCGTCCTCTCCTACTGCTTCGACCCTTGCCGCTGTAACTGCCGCTACTTCCGGTTTGTATAAAACCGTCATCCTGGACGAACCGCTGACCCGTGGTGACACCGTCATCACCAGCGTGCAGGTTCGCAAGCCCCTGTCGGGCGAACTGCGCGGCGTCTCCCTGATGGAGCTGGGCAATATGGATGTGGCGTCCCTGCAGCGTGTGTTGCCGCGCATCACGCAGCCGACCCTGGCTCCGCACGATGTGGCAAACCTGGACCCGGCGGACCTGATGGCCTTGGGCGCCGAGGTGGCCATTTTTTTGCTGAAGAAAGCAGATCGTCCGGTGGTCTACCCGACCGCGTAGAAGATCCCATGGCCGATATTGCGGCGGTGTTTCATTGGCCGCCGCAGGCCATGGATGAGCTGGACATTACGGACTTGATGGCCTGGCGCGAACGCGCCAGGGTACGCAGCGGTACGGAAGACTAGGGAATATGGATGAGTGACAAGCAATTACGGTTACAGGTGGTGTTTGCGGCGCTAGATAAGCTGACCGGGCCGCTGAAGAAGATCACCGGCGAATCGTCCGCCCTGGGCAAAGCCATCAAGGCCAATAACGACCGCCTGAAGGAATTGAACGCCCAGCAAAAGGACGTCGGGCGCTTCCGCGAGCTGCATGCCGGCCTGGATACTAGCTCCAGCAAACTGCGCGAGGTGCAGCAGCATGTCGCCGGCCTGGCGCACAAGATGCAGCAAACGACCCAGCCGACGCGTGCCATGACGCGGGAATTCAACGCCGCCGTCAAATCCGCCGGCGCCTTAAAACAGGAGAGTTTGCAGCAGAGTGCGCAATTGCAGATTTTACGGGACCGCCTGTCCGGCGCCGGCATCGGCACCAGCCGGCTGGCGCAGCATGAGCGCAGCTTGCGCGGCGACATCGTCGCCACCAATGTCCAGCTGGTCGAACAGCAGAAGAGACTGGCAGCGATTGCCGGCCACCAGCAGAAAGTAGGTAGCGCCCGCCAGCATGCCGACAAGCTGCGGTCCACCGCTGGCAACGTGGCCGCCGCCGGCATCGGCGCCACGGTCGCCGGCGGAACCATCGGTGCACCTCTGGTCAGTGGGTTGAAGGATGCGAAACACTACCAGATCGAGAAGGCGCGCATTACCGCGCTGGGCCTAGGACCGAAGGTTAGCGCCGACGCCGAGAAATACGCCCGAAATATGAAAACCTACGGCACCAGCCATGCCGAGAACCTGGAGCTGGTGCGCGACAGCATGTCCGTGTTCGGCGATCTGCCGCACGCGCAGATGGTCGCGCCCTTGCTGGCGAAGATGAAATTCGGCAATAAGGCGTTCTACGGCGAAGAATCAGGTGCCGAGAATGAGCGCAAGTTCATGGACATGTTAAAGGTCATCGAGACGCGGGGCGGCACGGCCAGTTCCGAGAAATTTCATGAGCAGGCCAATATGGTGCAGAAGGTCATTTCCGCCACGGGTGGCCGGGTCGGCCCGACCGAGTGGCTCAATCTCATCAAGACCGGCGGTATCGCGGCCAAGAGCATGGACGAGAAAGCGTTTTATTACGAGCTGGAACCGCTGGTGCAGGAGCTGGGTGGCTTTGGTGTCGGTAACGGTTTGATGTCGAGCTATAACAATCTGTACCAGGGCCGCACCAGCAAGCGCGCCGCAATGAATCTCGATAGGCTGGGCCTGATTGGCGATCACACCAAGGTGGTGCCGGACAAGGTCGGCCAAACGGCCCAGCTTAACCCTGGCGCGCTGCTGGGTTCCGATC